AAATTTATATACTTCTCCATTTCAAGTAATAACACTTAATCATTCAAACCACTCAATACTTCCTAGTTTGTTTTTAATAGTGACAAAGCCATCTACACGTCGATTGAATATTAATTCCAACCGATACTGCGCAAATTCCTCTGTTACAACAAAGTAGTCGGCAATATCTGATATGAGCACTGCTTGTTCTGCAGCAGCAACATACACATCTTTTAGGAATCTTGCAGGCATTAACAAGTAAGCTGACATTCGTTTTGCTTGGTTTTCGGTTTTTGCTATGAAACTCCTATCCATATTCAGTTGAGAAATATAGTGAGCATATATATGGCAAAACTCCTCAGCAAGAAGGAGCTTTTTTTCGATTGAGTCTAAACCGGAACGCAAATAAATAACTCCTCGTCTCCCTTTTTTGCCTGGAAAGGAGCAAGCTTTGATTCCTTCAGGAACTTCTTCATCAAGGAAAGGCTTGTCCAGTGGCATAATTTTAATGCCGTATCTCCAGCATATTTCATACATGTCGATTTCATCAGGATATTGATAATTGAAGTGGGAGAGGACCTTGTTGGCCCGTTCCTCCCAGTAATCGTGTGTTGTTTTAGGTAGAAGTTGTCCTAGTTGCATAAAGAACACTGCCTTTGATTTGATTATTGATATTTTTCATTAACAATAAAATATAGGTATGAAACATTTCCTTCTTCTTTCATAATTGAAACTTCATAAAATCCTTCTATACCTTCCCATCTAGTTGTAAATTCGTTATCATAATCTGGGATTGTTTTTTCTAATCCTACTTTTTCTAATAACTCTTCTGCAAAATCAGGAACTTTTATTTCTTCTTTAGGATTATATGTAATTCTTTGAGCAGTTCCTTCAATAAACATTATTTCAAATTCTCCATCATGATAAGTTGATTTAATCGCTGGAATGATTTCATCTGTTCCAGATAACCTAAACTCAGTCTTTTGTTGATTTGTAGGTTCTCCTAACATTTGATTTACCTCTTCTGTAGTTTTATTAGCTATTTCATTTATGTTAAATAATATTTGATTTTCACTTTTCGATTTGTCTGAACTAGAGTTTTCATCACTATTATTAGTAGTCACTTCATTTTCGACATTGGGCTCCTGTTTGCTAGAATCATCTGAAACATTTTCTGAACTACAAGCTGATAAAAATAAAAATGTTACAATACTTATTAACAATAACGTTTTTTTCATAAGAATCATCTCCCCATTAATGTAAATTACTCTTTTAAAGTACTAATATATATTAATTTAAGAAAATAATGGATTTAGTAAGTGTAATAAAAGACACGGTTTAAACGTGTCTTAATTAATCTTCGATGTCTCCAAATCCTTCTTCTTCATCATCGCTTTCAAGATCTTTCTTGATAAATTCCCACATCTTAATCAGTTGTTTGATTTTTTTCTCAGGAGCATTTGCAAGATCATGGAATAGGACAGGATGCTTTTTGATTTCTTGAAGGACTTTTAATTCGTCAGGTGTTAGTAAGAGTTCTTTTTGTTCGTCATAAATGCTTTTTTCTTTACCAGCATTATATGGTGTTTTTTCTTCCCTTACAGTAGAAGGATTATCAGTTCTTCCAAGAAGGTAATCAATAGACACTTGAAAAAAATCAGCTATTTTTTTCAGGGTATCGTAATCAGGTTGTGTTTGTGCTAATTCATAACGAGCATACGTTGATCTGTTAATATTCAACCTATCTGCAAGTTGTTGTTGAGATAGTTTTTTATCTTCCCGCAATCTTTTTAATCTATCTCCATAATTCATAACAATTCTCCTATACTTATTTACATTTATTATAAGTGAAAAAAATGCACATTAATATATTTGTGTAAAAAATGAACATAAGGTATTGACAGTGTAAAAAATGCACTATATAATTAGTGTAGAAATTGCACAAGTGAGGTGAAATTATTGAAACTAAATATTTTATTACAACGCAGAAAATTACTAGGGTACTCTCAACAAGATGTTGCTAAAAAGGTCGGTATTGATCGATCTTATTACACAAAAATCGAGAACGGTTTAACACCAAGTGTAAAAGTAGCAAAAGCTATTGGCTATCATTTAGGTTTTGATTGGACAATTTTTTTTGATGATGATTGTGTAAAAAATACACATGATAAAACTTCAGCATAACAAAAATAAGGAGGCGATCTGATGAATCAACCCTCAGAAGAAACAAAAAGAAAAATGGTCGAGTTCTTCATGAGAACTTCTGTTCCAAGAATCCTTGCTGATATGAAAAAAGAGCAAGAGCAAAAAGAGAAGGAGGCGTCTTGATGAAACAGTTGAAGCCAGTTCAACAAAAACTTGTTGATTTTAATGGTACTGAGATTATGGCTATTCAAACGAATGATAAAAAGATTTTTGCTGGCGTTAAATCAATTTGCCAAGGATTGAAATTAGATCCACGTCGTCAAAAAGAAAAATTACAATCTCATTTAACGCTTTCAAAGGGAGTGGCAACCCTGACACTACCTACGAATGGTGGTATGCAAGAAACATTAGTTATTGATATTGATTTTCTTCCACTTTGGTTGGCTTCTATCAATCCGGCTCTAGTTAGTGAAGAAGTGAGAGAAAACTTACTCGACTTTCAACTTAAAGCAAAAGATGTTCTTGCTTCTGCTTTTATTAAAAAAGAAAATGTAACTCCACTTTCAAAAGATCAAGCCCTTGTTACTGTGTTAAGGACAACGGCCGATCTTGTGGAAGAAACGCAGTCTATTAAACAAGAACAGCATGAAATTAGAAAGTTAGTTTCGCAGATTGATAACAAAGTTGAAGAACAAATTACTCTTACAAGCGGTGAACAGCGCCGACTACAAAAATCAGTTGCTTCAAAAGTTTATGGACTATCGGATGATCCAAAAGAACGATCACGTTTATTCCGTGAAATCTATCGAGAAATAAAAGACCGTTTCGCAGTAGCAAGTTACAAAGACGTGAAACGGAAAGAACTTCAAGCGGCATTGAATTATATCGAAAACTGGGTGCCAAAGAAAGTATCTTGATTCTATGAAAAATACTAGCATTTATTTACTTTATTGGTGGTAGAAGGGGGGTCTTTGGAAATTGAAGTTTGGTAGAGCAGCTACAGCTGCGAGAGAAGCTAGAAAACAAGCAGGAAAAACACAACTCCAATTGTCAATGGATCTTTTTGAATCCAGAGAAGCAGTTTCACAGCAAGAAAACGGTCGATATCGTGTGCAACCAAACATGGCGAAACACTTTGCCGAAGAGTACAACAACCCTTGGGTTGCTATTGAAGCAGCAGCAGAATATACGGGGTGGGGTCCAGTGAAACTAAATGGAGACAACGTAGACTTACATAGGTCGAGTGTTGCGTTGAAAACAAAAGAGGAACTAGACGAAGCGCTACAGGCTATTGGAAGGTTCTGTGTAGCAAACAAACCAAGTTCCATAAAAGAGTATGACAAAAAAGATTTGGAAAATGCTGTTGATGAAGCCATTGATGCAATTGTTGCTCTTACGCATTATGTCGCAATTGTTTGTTCTGAGTATAGTCTTTCCTGGAAGCATATGTGGGAAAGACATAGGAGGAAATTAAAATCGAGGGGGTACATGAAGTGAATTCATATGAAGAGCGTTATTATAAGCAAATGTTAAAAGAGACTGAGTGTGTAATGAATCTTAGTCACGAAGTCCAGGGAAGAATGATCGATCAAGAATATGACATAGCTATCGAACGCTGCTATGACATAATTCGGTCACTTCGACACATGAAAAAGCTCAATACAGAAAAACGTGCTTTCGATATGTTGGTTTACGTAGCACAAAATGCTATTGGAGGGAACAAGTAATGGATGATTTACATTTCATATTAGCTTATTGGGGTTTGTTGTTTACGGTGGGTTGTATTTTTATCGTTTGGAAAGCTACAGAAAAATAAAAAAAGCAGCAAGCAAAAGCTTACTGCACAACACAAAATATCCCTAAAAAAATTATATCACATGTCGAAACAGAGGAGCAATCCTCTGTCCGCCGGAATTAGCCTACCGGCGCTGATGAGACAGGCTATAAGGAGGTGAGCACATTGGATTGTCGACGTTGTGGTTCTGAAAACGTTCGTTGGGAAGTTGTAGAAGTCGTTGAGGGGAAAGGATACGTTTGGGAAGCAGAATGTTCTGAATGTAATTGGTTTGATACGAAATATGAGTTTTGAGAAACAAAATCCATTTGTAAAGAGGAGGTATAACATGATCGAACATCCAGCGATCACGAGAACGTTGCGGACAGGCTATCCGGAGCCGGAACGGAAAGTGAAAACAGACCGTTACGGTACGCCTATTGAAGGAGAGAAGGTTTTCATCGATTGGAACCGTTTTGAAGAAGTCCATGCTGACAATCTAACAGAGTATTTACACGATGTGTATGGACTGGAAATCGAAGAAATCTAAAAAAACTCACTCGGGCAAAGTGAGTTTCCATTAAAAATATGTTGTTACTTACAGTATATCGGTACACTGATCAATTTTCAATAGGAGGGATTGACGAATGAATCAACTCACAACCCAATTCAATCAAATACAAGAACAACAAAGTGATGTTATTGCAAAAGCTGCAAGCAGCAGAGAAATGGAAGAAGTGAAAGGGCAAATATTTATGGCTCGCCAGTTTCCGAGAAATGTATTCTTAGCAGAA